TCGTCTTTGGGTACATAATTTACGGATGTGATGTATCCCAAGGCATCAATGAATTTTTTTGTTTCATCAAAACTTCTTCCGTATAATTGTAAAACTTTCTCTACCTTTTGGTCCTGAGTATCAAACTCGTGGAACGCCGCAGTAGTTAAAAAACGACTAATTAAGTTTGTTTTATAGTCATCTAAGTCTTCGGCAATATTATTTAAGTTGTTAAGATAGTTTTCAAACTTGTTAGTTCTAATGTCTAAATTCCATAAACCATCTAATGCCCATGTTACTAATCTATCAAGTATCTGATATCTTCCTTCATCGTCAGAAACAGGAACCTGAAATTTTGCGGTGTATTTAGGACTAACTAACCTGTTCAACAAGAAATCTTCAACCTCATCAAATGGGTCTTTGAATGCCTTCTCTGTTTCAAACTTACTAGGTTTAACAACTATACTATCAGTCGTTGATGAAGCGCCTGAGAATGGGTCACCAAAAACAACAAATGTTACTGTCCCTGCCGATAACTTAGTAGATGGTGTAAAATCGTAAACCAAATACTCAGTTTCCATGTCATTAACATAAATCGCATATTTACCATACTGAGTTGTTAAGTTTCTTAATGGACTAACTTCTAATGGTCTTACTGAAATATTTCTCGTAGCATTTACAGAATAATCTATATCAAAAGGATTTTTAAAACGAGTAACGTCAACTGTAAATGTTGTTAAATTTTCTTGTAAATCATAACTAATATTATTTGCAGTATTTGCCGTACTATAATCATAGTATTGACTATCAACTTGAATTGCTGCAGGAAAATAATTAATTATCTTTGTAACAGAGGTACTAAACCTTTTTTGTAATGAACCATATAGGGTAAAGTTAGTAACCTCACTAATATCGTAGTTCGGATAAACCCTGTAATTTTTAGCCGCTATTACTCTTGATTCTAATAGACCATCAACATTTAAATCATCTAAACTTATTGGTGATGAGAATACACCTGTGTTGAAACTTCTATTAACCTTTTCAACAACGGAAGTGGTAAATTCAAAATTACCTTGCGTAAGACCTCCCCCATCAACAGTTTGTAACCCTACAATGTCGTCAGAAAAAGTTCCACTACCATTACCAGGAGCAGGAGGATATCTGTACTTATTACTCGCCATTAATTAACTACGTTTGAGAAGTTTTTACTAAAATCAATATTATCACCTCTATCTTGACGTACCTCAAATAACAAGTTGTTAAACTCATCTCTAACCTCAAACAAGTTGTATTGTTTGTAGATATTGTTTTGAGTGTCATAAATTGTGTAAATACCATCTTCAATACTCTTAGTCTGATTACCGTAAAGAGCAATTCCAAGAGTGTCAATGTCATAGTTAGAAACTTGTATGTCTATACTCATTGGATTAAAGAATGTATTTGTCATTATAATGTTTTGGTTCGGCTGACCTATGTATGGTGTTGCTGATGGTTTGTTTGTCGGAGCACTGGTCGGTGACACCGTACAGAATATTAAATCACTACCACTATCAACATATCTATAACGGATAGCCTTTTGTGAGGTGTTAACTAAGTTAGTAACTACAGGTTCACAGAAAAATGAAGATGTTATAATTCTATAAAAATTAGGGATTTTTGTACCGTCTTGATTTAGATATTCAATTCTAAAACCAACAAGACCCTGATTTGTAAATCTATTTCTATATTGTGACGGAACATTATTTAAATCGATAATAATACCTTTTACGTTAGGAAGTGAAGATAAAACACCACAATCAGTTATTGTAGTTCTAATTTCTGCAGGTCTAATATAAAGTGTGTATACACCTAATTGATTAAATTCCGTTGCTGGTAATTTGAGATTATACAAACCACCTAAGATTTCAACACCTGAATTTCCACCAGTTTGGTTATTGTGAAAATAAGGTGTTAAAATACTGGCTGTGTCTAACTTTTTTAAAGTAAAATTTTCTGTTACGTCTCTTGATGGAGTATAATTAAGAATTATCTCAACATCTTCAGGAGACATGTCTGCTGGTCTTGTTGTTCCGTATGTTCCTAACGCCATTTTATTGTTCGTTTATTTTGTAGAAACCATACCCATAACGGACAAGGTCTCCGATGTTATCGACTTCTGACAGTCTCTGTAATCCTTCGAATGCCGAATTCTTACCTCTCTCAATAAATATTTGTGATTGTATTTCTGGTTGCATTGCCACATCTAATAAATTTTCTTCTTTTGTTAAACTCACTGCAACCAAGTCATTTGATGTAAATCCTGAGGATTCTATTATGAATAATGTCCTACCGTTTGGGTAATCATAATAAACAATATCATTGATAGTATATGAAGTATAAGTGTCACCTAATGTTAATACTCTACCATATTCCTGACCATCTTTAAATATGGTAACAGTAGGGTCATACGGTGGATTTCCATATACTTTTAAGTCCGTTAATTTTGATTTAGTAAATCCTGTAACTACATAAGGAACTGTGACATAATTAGAACTTATTTGTTTAGATACCGTATTTTCAGCATCACCACTAAAAATAAAATTATATGATGATGAAGTACCTGACCAATTACCTCCTTGAGATATAAAATTTACCATACCTTCAGGATTATCTACGGTTACACCTGTCATAGGTATAGATATTGGTTTTGTAATTGTTGTTGTACCCCACGGATTTGTTTGTATAAGTTTGATGTCATACTCACCATCAATTTGTTGGTAATTGTGAGTTATACTTGATAGTGTCATGTTTTCGATATTACTACCATCACCCCAATCAACCTGATAATCTGAAAATTGATTTACACCAAAAAATTCATCAGAAGTATTGTACAAAGTAACATTATATTTGTTGGCCGTTGTAGCCGAATATAAAAAGTTTGTAATAACATTGTATTGTAACATAAGACCGTCAAAAGGAGAATAGTATCCCATATCATTGAATGTCTCGGTAAACACAACAGGAATGGTTAAACCCGTTAATAAACTACTACCACCCGTACCACCACTTAGAATTTCAGACATACCTGAGTATACCCCAAAAGTGTTACCACTAAGAGTCTCATTTACTATATCACTACTTAAAACTTCGGGTGATATTCTGATATATTGTGTATCTGTATTCATTATGATGGATTTACATATTCATACCATTTTATTGGGTTATCACTGTCACCAACTCTATTTAAATTACCTTGTTCATCTTCATAATAAATTTTATATTCATAATTAGAGTAATCTAACTCACATTTATAATAAAATTTATTATCCTTATTAAAGGTAAATTTTTGATTTAAAGTCGCCTGACTTTGATTCATCATTCTTACAAATTCTCCAGTCTTAGCATTAAAAAATTTAGCACTCATGTAAAATTCACTGAGATTTAAATAGTCAGTATTTTTTAACCAATAAATGAAAAACCCTTCTTTATCACCAATATAGTCTAACATAAATTCAGGTTTTTTTATTTCAACATCTACAGTTTTTTTACTAAGATTTATTTTAGAGTTTTCTTTTTTACCTTGTTGTGTCGGTATTATTACTGTGAAATATATTTTTTGATTTTCTGAAGATTTATTGTCATAAAAATCCAATTTAAAAAAACTATTAATAAAAGAATTAGAGTAATAATAAACTTCTTCAGAAGTAAATGTTTGGGCAGTATATGAAGTCACCCAATTATTACTGGTGGCAACCACATTAATATCTATTTTATTATCAAAAAAATAAAAATTATAATTAATATCTGTTCTGTCTTCATTAAGGTTCCAAGGTGTGTGTGGAAATCTAGTGACCTCAAAATCTTGAACAGGATTAATTACTTGATTAATGGCATAATTTTCGTATTCAACAAATCCTTGTTCCTTCCCTAAATTATCAAAATCCAACTGTATTGGAATATTAAACTGTTGGGTGTTTGGTGATAATGTAATTCTATAATGATTATTCACAGTAGTCTATTGTTGGAAGATTTATTGCCTGATAATAAATACCTTGAGTATTTCTTAATAAAGGTGTCTGTAAGAAAAGAATATCTTTAAACGGGTAATGAGCATTATTAATAAATGGATTATCCACACCTATACCATCATTATCAATATACCCATATTGGTATAAATCCCTCCATCTCCATTCTTTATCATTTTGAGAGAAGTATGAATATTCAGGTATATTATCTATTTCATTTTTATTACCTGTCTCGACATAATCTGAAAACGCCCTAATCGGCACCTCATAATGAGGTTTATAAGCATAACCCGCAGGGTTGGTAATATCACTATTATTCTCAAACAATAATGGATTAAAACTATATTTGTGATACATGGGTGATAATACGACTTCTTTTTGTTCATATTCGTTCCACTCACAAATATCACCTTTTAATATTTGTCCCTGTGTTAACAATTTATTATAATAAAAAGTGTTAGTCCCAATACTGTAACTACTAACAGGTATCAAATCTTTATTAATCGATGAACTGTGATTCCACCATGAATCTTCATTTGCTGAAATAAAATTAAATTCCCATCCAACATCCAAACCAACACTACTATCTAAACTGTAGGGTCGATTAAACCAACCCATATAACCCCTATTTACTATAGTCACAAATAAATTAGTTATCGGTTTTAAATTATTATCTTTTAGCCCAGTAATATTAATATCTCGGTCAAAAGAAAAAGTAAAAACTTGATTACCTTGTTTATATGAAATCCTTTGTACTCTATTAGGTGTTAAACCACTATATTCTAATTGTCTTCTTGTTGTAAAAGATGTATTTTCAAAACCCCCCTTAACTAAATCCGCCTCATCACCATCAGTTAATAATTTATGTAACCTTATATAGTATTTTGATGTAGTTTCTCCCGTATTATTAATGTCTATAATTCTTTTGAAAGTACCTATAGTATTGTCTTGAAAATTACTATTACCATAACCAATATTATAAATTGAAAATACGTTTCTTTCTGAATTATAATATTCATCCCCTAACGAGAATACGGGAAAAGTATCTTTACCATTTACCGTAAAACTTAATTTTACATATTCACCAACATTTAGATTATGGTCCATAGCACAATAAAAAGTTATTAGGGGCTTACCATTAAAAAATGTGTTTTGTATAACGAAAGGTATACCTTCTGATATTTCACTTAACCCTGTATTTACACCAAATCTTTGATTTGTATAACTTATTTTTTGTGTGGTGTCACTACTATATGGATAAGATATATACATACCCCAATTATAGGTTGAAGCACTCTTAGGTATAAATGTTGTATGTCCTGAAATACCTTCTTCTCTAACAAATGTAAATTCCTTATATTGTGGATAACCTTTCCACACTTCATTTTGAGGAACTCCCTTAGCGTCATTTATTGTTTGTTCAGCACCTAAATAATATAAATCATTTTTAAAAGGATTGTAATTAGTCTTACCACTAATACTATTATTTATAATGTTTGTAATTTTACCTGCAACCCTAACGGTATTACTAGCCTGTCTTTCATCATCAAATCTTTGAGCCAAATTGAGTAAGACTGTTCGGTCACCCTGAGTGTAATTCTGTTGAGTTGAACGAAACGGTACTTGTATGAATAATTCTTTATCAGAATTACCCTTAAATCTTTTAGAACCCGGAATATATATTATTTCATTCTGATTACCCATTATATTATATATTTTGTAATAAATCTATTCATGGCAGTTTTACCTCTTCTTAATCCAAAATAAAAATGGAATGGTGCACCAACTAAAAATCTATTTGAGTTGTTACCAAATTTTTCGAAATCATATTCAACAGGATTTTGTTTAGAATATGCATCTGTATATCCCATGTGTCCGACATTCTCAACGGTTACACCATTAGGGACATTTTTAGATGGTGTTTTCCAATATGATGTAGCACTATCAAAATCTAAAGTTTGGTACTTAGCAGAAAATAACCTACCATCCGGATTTTTATCGTTACTTGTAGCATTAACACCACCCCTTCTTGTAGTATCCCAAGTGTTATCTTCATAACCAAATATATTATTGGTTGCAGGTGATGGTGCTGAGAATGTTGGGTCTTTCACTAAAGACCATCTATAAAACGGAACTTCTTGAGTTTTTGGGTAACCAAATTGTGTGTAAGGAGTTTTACCAGGTGTTAATAGTTGTCTCAATTCTTTATTACTCTCAAATCTAACACCAAATATAGGTGTACCAAAAACAGTATCCTGACTAACAAATATTTTATTATCAGTATAAACTTCAGTGGGTGATAAAAATGGTACTACACCAAATTCACTATTAACACTCCACATTTGAGCAACATCACCATCAATTCTATCACCACTTCTACTAAAAAATGCGTTAATAGATGCTTCTCCAAGACCAAATATTTGCTCCAAAGTATTGGCATTTGCTAAACGAGATATTACAAATAAATTTAACAAATCACTAGTATCTTGATATGATGTTGATTTTAAATTATCCACTAAATACCCTTCAAAATTAGGGTCAAAACATATTTGTCTTGTGAATTGGTCTCTTGGCCCTAAATCCATTATTGTTGTTGGGAACCATATATTATATTCATTAGTTGCACCATAAATTCTTATTCCAAGAATATTATAATCTTCTTGTCCAATAAACTTTTTCTTTGCAATATCGTATTTTGTACTTTTATAATGAAAATTATTAGTTTTATCATTAAAATATATTGGACCTGCACCTGAAGACAATAAACCTTTAGGATTAGTGAGAATGTTACTAGGATTTCCACAATATGTATATCGACTGACCTCATTATCACTATTGAATATTGCACCTTTATTAAAGGTTGGCATGTACAATGTACCATTAACCCAGTTGTTTTGGAACATTTGTGCAAAAGCACCCTGACATGCCGCATACATTACCCTATACCTTGCTTCCCATTCATAAAACAATTCAAAATCTTCACCTGTAAGTAGTGTTGCTAAAGGTATTTTTATTAGTCTATAACAACCATTAACTACCTTTTTTTGACCAAAAAGATTTAAATTTTCACTAGGGTTAATAGTTAAGCTCTTACCAAAACCTTCATACGCGTCTAAATCTACCATACCTTCACATGATAAAGATTGTATAACGTTAGCATATCCACCTACTGTAGTACCTGCAAAATCTTTAGATTCTGAATCGTCATATTTAGTATTAGTACTTACATTTGGTTTGAAGGTTGTATTGCCATTATCACCAATACCATATATTGCAAATTTAGTATTTTGATGTAATACAAATCCAGAATTATTATACCCATCTGTAATGTCTGAAGTTGGTAATCTATCACTCCTAAACACTATCTTTTGACTGTTATTTATTCTCAAAGGTGAAATGTTGTCTTTATAATACACCGGACTGTATAATCTTCCCTCGTTTATGTCGTTTACTGAAGGTAACTGACCTCCCTTTTTCATACCAAGTAAAGAGGCACCTTCGATATCACCTTGTCCGATAAAATAGTTAGTAGTAGCATCATTAGACACCCCACCAGGTGAAGTATATGTTTGAACATCATGGGAATCATAATTGTTTACCTTAAAATTAGTTTTACGATTATCCATAGACGAATATCTATATAACTCTGTTGTAGTAAAAGAACTAAATTTAGTACTATCGGGTGTAAACGTATAAGAAGGAAAGAATAAGTATTGCGATGATTTCGTAGAGTTTGAAGACACAGTATGTGGTTGTGGTGTCTTAAAACTATTAATAGTTACTAAAGATGAACCTTGATTTGGTTGTATAGGTATGTTTAATAAGTAATTACCTTTTACTTTAACGTTACCAAATTTTTTACCAAATAACACAGATAAATCATACTCTATCGTTTGTCTTTGAGTATGTGGGTCAACACCACGTGTTAAAATCATTATATTATAATCTCTATAATTTGGTATTTGAAGTAAAGGATATATTGTCTCAGCATCCCAAGTACCACCCTCTTTATATATAATAGTTTGTTCGTATCCTCTTATATATTTGTAAAGTATACTACTATTTTTAGTTTGCCAATATATGTCTGAAAATTCAGATACTGTACCACCTGTAATCACTTGAAAATATTCGACTCCCGATGGGAATTTATATTCCTTCTCTGCACTGACATTAGACAATATATCTATATATGCGGTTTGTACCGTATTATTTGGTAATATATTAGTAATCGGTCTAGTAATTAATTGAGTATTATCATATAATGAAGTACCAGTAATAGATGTTGTATTAAATTGGTTTGTAGTTGCACCTGTTAAATTTTTGTCTTGGATGTTGGCGATATCATTAAAGGTAATTAATTTACCAGCCCCAAAAGAACTAAAAGTGTTTGGGTCACACAATAAAATCATTACATTATCATATAAAGGGTCTGAAAATGATGACGGTGTTGTCCCATCAGGGTTGTTATTTTTTAAGGTTGTTTTAATAATATTAGCAATACCACCACCATTATTGTTAAACACAGTAGATTGAAAATATCTTTCTCTTTGATTTAATAAATTTAATTTATGTGCTAAATTTGGAGTTTTACTATAACCTTTTTGGGTACCTTTTAGGTTGTATGCAGGTACTCTTGTTAAGTTTGGTGTAGACCCATCTGAACCGTCATTTCCTGATAATAACCATCTAACTCTTTTATTCTTGTCGTCATTACCAGCATTAGTATAATTACTATAATAACCTCTATCATTCACATTTGCCAATAATGAAACGTTAGGACCGAGACTACTCTTTTGTTTTCCTTCTGTAAATGATTGGTCACAATTACAAGATTCACAATCAGGATATGATATCATTGGTAAGTTAAGTGTTGGGTAAGATAATGGTTCAACATCTTCACCCCCACCATTTAAATTAAAGAAATTTATAATCCATATAATAGCATTTATAAGTGTAACAATTACATCATATAGGAAAAAAATAATATGCATTGCAGCAATTAATGGAATTGCTATCGCCTTTATTATTACCATCATTAAATCAAAGAAGAATAAGTTTCCTGAATTTTGTTCCCCATCATTAACAGGAAACTTTGTGGTACTATTCTTACACAACGAATCATCAATATTTTTTATACCTATATGTCGTTTATCTCCAAAACCAAATTTAAATCGGTCAATATGTGATGAAACAGTATAAACTTTATTATAATTAAACTCATAAAAACGGTCTAAACAATTAATCGCATCATCAATCATTTCCAAACCGTATTGTGTTATTGTACCCTGATTTGGGTCAATAGCAGCATAATCCCTCCAATCAAGTGAAAACGCATAAGACGCTCTTGAATCAATTCCTGGATTACTTAAATCATTTCCTGAAACATATTCTCTAATGTTAGGTACTAAATAACTAGCCCTTTGGAATTCGTTTTGCAACCCTCCTTCATTTTGGTACTCTATTTTAAACCTATATTTACCCTTAGTTGGTATACCCACAGATGGGTCATTTGATAATACTTGTTCTCCAAATTCGTTAGTTACAACATAATCTAAATTCATTGGGATTTCTACTAACCATGTACCATCAGGGTCGATAATATTACCCCCGTTTTCTAACTTATACTCTTCTAATACAGGATAACCCTCACTATCAACACCAATAGTTTGTCTAATTGATAAAATTTTACCAGGTGATGTTACCATTTCACATAACCTTCCAGTACTCTTTTTAGCGTAACAACTTTCTTTAATTCCATCCTCATCAGGATTAGAAAAAATTGAACCCATAAAAACAGAGTGAGGTTTTATATCAACACCATAATCTCTTAAATCAAAATCAACACGACTAATACCTATTGTACATAAATCTTCTTGACCCCAAAAAGAAGCAACATCAACATCTTTAACTGCATTTATAATTTGTGGAAGTGTTTCTAAATCTTTCGATGCTCTAAACTGTTGTCCTGCAACCTGACCTTCTGTTGCTAAACCCATTCTAATCAAGTCAGATGGTCTTAATGAGAAACATCCCATATCAGATAGGTCAAGGTCCATTACAACCTTTTGAATACCTAATGGTACACCAATAATCATAAAGTCACCCGACTCATTTGTTTTTACCGTATATTTGTAATATTTTTCATATACTTCTAAAACTTCTTGTCTTGTTAGAATATCATCTTCAGTTGGAAATGTTCCCGTTGGTGTATGTCCACCATAACTTTGTTCATACGGTAAAAGATTGTATCTATATCCATCTTCATTTTTTTGACCTATGTTTTTATACGGATACAGTGTGGAAATAATCGGGTCATTCTCATCTACACTATCTAAAGGTACAAAAACAGAAACCTTAGCATTAGGTAAACCGTAACCACCGTTTGTGATTACACGACCAACCACTACACCATAGTCGGCACAAAATCTCGTATAGACATCTTCTTGTCTTAACTTTAAAGATAATATCTCAAGAAAATCAAAATCTTGTGAAACTTCTACTTTAATATTTTTGTCAACACCTGGTTGTGTTCGTATTCTGTATGACTTGGGCATATGCGACTTTTAAGATAAATATTTATCTATTCAATTTTAAAAATAAAAGTTGTTTCGTGTATGTAAACTATCTTATGAGAAAGAAACACCCTTTAAGTCCTTAACTCTAACAGTAATGTCTTTATTCGGGAATCTAACTTGATAAATTTGATTTGGTTCAGCAAAAATTGTATCGTCAATCAATTCAATTTGTTTTGTTGCCGAGTTAGAATATCTTTGTGATGTTTGTGATGACGAGTAATCCCCACCAGTTCTATTGAAGATACTGATGTCCGATAAAGAAATAACTCCTGAGATATCTTGTACTATTCTTCTAACTTCAGATACATTTAAGTTTTGTCCTAATTCTCTATTCAATGAACTCATGTATTGTGAAAGTTGATTTACAATCTCAGTGATTACCTGACCTTGATTCTGTGTTGATTCAAAAACTACTGATAAGTCAAATGCCAAGTCAACCACTTGAGCACTTGTAATTTCAACGTAGTCGTTTATCATCCTATAGTTTGATAAATAAGTTGCAACATTATTTCTTAATGTGTTTGATAATACTTCAGTTAATTGGCCATCAGCATCATAAGCTAACATTTGGACAACAATCTTGTTATTGTTTTCAGTAATACCCACCTTAGCAGGTGCACCAAATTTACCAGGCATTGTAGCAATAAGTGTTTGGTAATCATTTACGGTAACAGCTCTTTTTTGTGATGAGAAGTTAAACCCAACCATATTTCTAACTTCATCAGTTGTTGGTTGATTAGCCCCCCCAATAGCAGCAGTAACATTATTTACCGTTAATGAGTTATTAACAGTTTGGTTAACACTATCTGAAGGTCCATTTACTGAGAAGTTAACAGTACCTAATTGATTAATTGCATTTACACCAATATTTGATGCAGTACCCCCACCTATTCTATATTGAATGAACAATGTAGTATTTGGTGTAACCGTGAGACCTAAACCAATATTATTTTGGTAATCTTGAATTCTCATTGGTATACCTGTTTGTGAGAATTGTGCTAATTGTTGGTCGGGTGTTGTTGTACCTCCACCAAAGGTCATTTTTAAGAAACCTTCAGGTGTATATTCAGAAATAAATCTATTGTCTGTTTCTAACCATCGACCAACTTTTACCCCTGCAGAGTCTGCAGGTTTTGTTGGGTCCTCAATAAAAACTCTTGATTCTGCCAATGCATCTACCTCATACCATTTATTTGGTGAGCTTATAAATTCCGAATATGTTGGTGTGGCTTGATAATTTGTTCCATCTTTTTGTATAACAGATGTAATACCTAAAACATTTCTTTCAGGTAAAAATATTTCATAGAAAGGAATAACATCACTTGGATTGATAACTTGTTTAAAGACTTTTGTGATACCGTTAACTACAGTCTCTCTTTTTGTGATGGTATAATTAATTAACCTATTATTAGAGTCAAAATTAGGAATTTTAATTCTGTTTGGAAACCCACTATTATTATATGGTGAAGCAAAATCAATGTCATAAACATTTTCAAAGGTTTGCCCACCACCGACTACCTGTGAGCCTGCTCTTAAGATTCCCAAATACCTTGCATCTTCTTTATCACCAAATGCTGGTACGGTGATTGAAAAATCAACCATAGACACCGATGGTCTATAACCTGGTATTTTTAATCCATAGGTTCTTGCAATATTGTAAACTGATGAACGTTGTTGAGCATATTGTAATACAGTCTCTTGGATACTACGGTCAATGTGATAATGTAAGTTATCACCAATGGCTGCGTTAAGGTCTAATAATACAGAAAATACTGAAGCATCATTGAAATTATCAATAAGCTCGGGATAGTATTGTCTCGTGTAATTTATGAGGTCCTGTCTTAAACCTTCAAAATCTCTTTCAGTATAAGATATTTTTTTGTTTGCCATATATTATTAAATATTGATAATTATAAAATCTCTTGACTCGAATGCCTTATCATCAACACTATAATCAATTCTTAATTTTGCCGTGTATTCTTCAGTTCCTTTTCCCGGTATTCTATAAACTGCCCCACCAATTTTCTCATAATTCAATTCACCTTGTGCTTCTAAATCGTCAATATATGGTGTTAAAGTAATATCTTTTATCGTCAAATTTGGTATGTATTTATCTACCGCTTCTCTGATGTCAGCCTTAATTGCTTCAAATGTTGGACCGTCCATTGGTTCAAAAATAAATTCATATATCCTCGTACCAAAGTCTGGAAGATAGTATCTCGTTCCCTTTCTTGTTAAGATTAAATGTAACAGGTCAGTCCTTATCTCCTCAACACTACTTTGTGAAAGGGATAAATACTTTCCTTGTAAACTGTCCCTAAAAGGAAAATTAATACCGTATGTAAAACCATCTGCCATTACACATAAATATATTAGTCTAATAAATTATAAAAAAAAGAGGACCGAAGTCCTCTTTATTTCAATAAAATGTTATTTTTAACAATTATCCCTCACAAGCTACACACTGAAGGTCGTTCAATCCCAATTTTTTTCTTGCGAAAGCTTGAGCTGAATTCATTGAGTGTTGGTAATATAATGTCTTAACACCTAACTGCCATGCATCTATTAGGAGTTTGTTAACATCCTTAGTTGGCATGTCAGGTGAAATCATTAAGTTTAATGACTGTGCTTGGTCAATATAATCTTGACGAACAGCGGCCATATTAATAATTGATGCTTGGTTAATCTCAGCAAAAGTTCTAAACACATCTTTTTGTTCGTCCGTTAAGAAATCCAAATGTTGAACTGAACCGTCAGCTTTCTTAATACTGTTCCAAACCTCTTTAGTGTCTTTACCCAACTCAACTAACAAATTCTTAAGTATTGGATTTTTAATTGTTACCTTCATCTTAGCAACATCCTTCACATAACAATTAGACCAAATTGGTTCGATTGATTGTGATACTTGACCTAAGATAAATGCCGATGATGTTGTTGGTGCGATTGCATTCAATGTAACATTTCTTCTACCATAACCAACCAAAGTTTCAGGTTCACCAAACATTTTAGCCAATTCCTCAGATGCCTTATATGATTTATCCTGAATCAATTTGAAAACCTCAACATTTAATCTTGCAGTTTCTCTCGTGTCAAAAGGTAATCCTTTAGATTGAAGTAGTGAGTGCCACCCTAATACACCTAAACCTAACGCTCTTTGTCTTTTAGCGAAGTTGTAAGCCTTTTCTAAGTAGAAGAATGCTCTTTTCCCTTCAATAGTCCCTTCGTCACGAATATCTTCAATCTTTGTTAAGAATTCAGTAACAACCACATCTAAGAACATTGTCATCGTTTCAACAGCATCTGTATCTTTCCACTCATCATAATGAAGAACATTCATAGATGAAAGAACACATACAAATGATTCTTCTTCAGAATTGTGAAGTGCGATTTCAGAACATAGATTTGAATTGTAAATTTTCATTCCTTTATCCTTATATACTTCAGGTGCTTTATTATTCATAGTATCATGGAACATAATATATGGGTATCCAATCTCACCACGTCTCTGAATTACTTTTGCCCATATAGCTCTTTTTTCAGTGTCACCCTCAATCATATCTTTCATGAAATCATCAGTTACGGTAACTGCGTGTGTTAAATCTTGAATTGGTGCACCTTCTGTACCAATTTCAAGGAATTCCATAATATCAGGGTGTTCTAATGGAAGGTACGGTGAAAATCTACCTCTACGTGTTGAACCTTGAGAAATGTTGTCCACAACACTCTCAAATAGATTCATGAAGTGTACTGAACCAGGTGCGTGTCCGTTGTCGGTAATCTCAGCACCTCGTCCACGAATGTTTCCAAAGTATCCTGAAGTACCACCCCCCATTTTACTCATTTCTCCAACTTCCGCCTGAGTATATAAGATTGACTCAATGTTGTCACCAATATTAGAACCGAAACAACTCACAGGTAAACCTCTCTTTTTTCCAAAGTTTGCCCATACTGGTGATGATAACGAATACCACCCTTTACCCATATAGTTGTAAAATTTATCAGCAAACCCCTCAATACCTAATAGTTTTTCTGCGTGGTCTGCGATAGTTCTAATTCTATCTAAAGGTTCTTCACCTTCACTTAAATACCCTCTACGGAGGAATGTGATTGATTCATCGTTAATCCAATCGAAATCTTTTCTGTTATTCATTTTTTATCTTTAATTTTTGTTAAAACAAATCGTCATGTGTAATTGACTTACTTTTCTTACTGTAATTAATACTTCTTTTGTTAAAGAAATCCGTATGTTTTGTGGTTAGAATCTCATCATCAAACCATTCTGTAGTTTCCAATAGTTTTTCATCTACATGGAAAATACTATCAATACCAATAGAGTTTAATGATACATTAAAACGATGTTTAATAAACTCTATAGTTTGTGATTTAGTCAAGAAATCTAAATCACCCTTTTCAAAAATCCAATCGATAATATCTGATTCAGCACTAAATGCTTCCATAGTTGCATCAATTAAATCTTCAACCAGTTCAGGTGTCCACCATGATGGATTTTCTTTTTTAATTAAATTAACTAAATCAAACCCAAACTCTGCGTGAATATTTTCTTCTTTTGAAGTTGCTTCAACTGCGTTACTCATACCTTTCAACATGTTTTTATGTTTGTTAAATGACATAATAACAAGGAATTGTGAGAATAGTGAAACGTTTTCTACGAACATTGAGAACAATACTACCGACTCAAAATAATCTCTGTTTTCAACTGACTTTGAGTGAATGATTGATTTCTCTAAATATTTAATTCTTTTTCTGATTGCAGGAACTTCAAGTAAACTTTCAAACTCACTATTCAACCCTAACACTTGAATTAGATTAGAGTATGCATCTGCGTGTCTTACTTCAGATTCTGCGAATGTTGCACCAACATTACCAATTTCAGGTTTTGGCATTCTCTTATAAATGTCACCCCAAAATGTTTTTACTGCAATTTCAATTTGTGAAATCGCCAACATAGCTCTTTGTACTGCAGTTCTTTCAGACTCTGATAAATGTACTTTAAAGTCCTGAATATCTGATGTAAAGTTAAACTCTGTGTGTACCCAATATGAGTGTCTGATAGCATCAACATACTCAACTAATTCAGGATACTCATAAGGTTTTAAATTTATTCTTTTAGAAAAGATATCAGGTCTACGTTGAGAACGGTATATGATGTACTCTCTCGCAACATCATTAAGACCATTGTCCATCAACTTATTTTCAACCATCTCATGAATTTCATCAACGTGAGGTACTCTATCTTTATCTTCTCTGAATAAACTTTTTCTAGTAATTCTTGCAATTTTTTCAGACATTTCATGGTCAACCATATCAATACTTTGCATTGCTTTGGTTACCGCATTTTTAATTTTTTCTTCTTCAAATAAAACTTTTTCACCGCTTCTTTTAATTACGAAACGAGCGTCTTTTTCTTCTAAATTTACGAGGTTATCCATATTTTTTCTTTTAATTATAGTTGATTTTGTTGCTTACGTTTGTCAAGCAACTCTTTGATTCTCAGTCTATTTTTCTCTTCCTTCTGTTCTTCTAAACCTAAGAAAGTCACACTTTGTTCAGTATCAATTTCAAGAAGTTCATTATCGAACTTACAATTTTCGAATACTATACCATCTTTACCTATACGTGATTTTGTGATTGCGATTGTGGCTAAGTTCATCTCTTTTTGTTGTAGAGACTTTGCTACAGATATAATTACGTGACCAACTTGTGCCTTCTTAATAGAACCACCCATCTGGTCCGTTGTCACAACATCTGAAGATATTGATGAACGGTTACCCTGTGTTGCCGTCCAACCAGCTAAATCTAACTCATGACACATCGCTTCAAAACCTCTCATAACTGAACCTTCACTTTTCCATTCGTCACCTAAGTTTTTGTCTGGCATGATACAATCAATGTAATCTAACACTACCATATCAATTTTATTACCCTCAGCAATCATCTTTCTGATTTGATTCTTTACCTGATTCATTGTCAGAGTATCTGACGGTAATTTCTTCAATGTTAATTTGTTAGGTGTGGTATCCTGAATTGACTTTACCTTTTCCATAACTTCTTCTCTGTGTAAAGACAAGTTGTCAGGTGCAATACCAGTCCACATCGTGAAATGTTTTCTCTGAATAATCTTTGGGTTATCCTCAAAGAATACCTGTAAAACATTGTATCCTAAGTTAAAACCGTGGTTTGCGATTTTTGAAAGTACTGTGGTTTTACCAACACCTGTAGGTGCTAATATTACCCCAATCTCACCTTTAGCTAACCCTCCTTTTAGACAGTTGTCAATTCCTGGTATTCCAATCGGAATTGGATGTCTAAAATCATCTTGTAGAACTTGGTCTAAGTTGGAGAATACATCATCCAAACCCTGATTAAGTTCACCGACTTGTAGTGCTTCACGTACCATCTCCTCAAGTTTGTCATAACTCTCAAAATCACCTTTGTCAATGATTTTTTGAGCTTTACCCATAACCTTCTGTAATTCTTGTTGTTTACAAAACTTTAATGACTTTTCTTGTACAAACTGATGACCCTCAAAAGGTGCCTCTTTTACCTGTGACACCATGTCCAGAACCATTTTTTGAGCCATCGGTGAAGAAATCTCACTCTTTGTAAGTTGTTCTAATGTTTCAAATGTAGGAGCATGTTCATACTTAACATAATACTCCTTAATCATTTGCATAATCAAACGAAAGTATTGATTGTCGAAGTACTTTGGGTCTAGAACATCTACGATTGAATTAGCAAAATCCTTATATAAGATGATATTATTTAATAGTTGTATCTGAAATGTGTTTCCTAGGTATCCAAAATTCTTTTCGTCTGACATAATTTTTAATGAAATTTAATTTGTGTGAGTTTTAATAAATATGGTTAATTTAATGAATATCCCATATATTCATGAGTTAAATTTTCAGTTGAAAAAATGTCAGTCAACATGCGAAGTATATTTTTTAGTCTTGGGCGTATGTCAACAGTATATCTTACCTTCGGAGGGTATACTTTAGCATCCCAACCAGACTGACAAATTGTCTCATCTCCCATCTTGATTGTCATGTAAAAACTCTCAGGACCGTCAGTATTTGACGTGTTTAAAATCTGCTCATCAACTACAATTTGTTCATAGTTTTCAAGTAGGTAATAACATGATTTGTTTGTTAAGTCCCTCTTGATATCGTGGATGATATCATGTACAGTCTCAACCAAATCTAAACTCTTACGTGCATTAGGGTTATACCCTCTGACGTTGAAGTAACGTTGTACTACGATGTTCTCATTTAACTTCAATAAGAACTCAAGCTTTACTACATCATTCTGTTCTTTCATAATTTTACTTTTTGTTTTTAAATCTTCTTTTTTCTTTTCTAGTAAGTTTCATAAAGGGTTGTAGGAACTCAACCCAAGCATTGTCTTTTTTTGGTAGGTATTTGAAAAGTCCATCTTCCATCATGTACTTTATTAAGTTTTTGTACCCCCTACCTTCAGGGTCCAACTCTTCTCGATAGTATAATTCTATTTCTTCTTTTCCATCTTCTGTTATTAAAGGGTTTGACAAATCTACAATTTTCTTGTTAATATCTAAAATTTCTTTTCCGAATGTACCATTTTTTGTTGTCCCTTCAACCAAGTTAATTAAAGTTTTGTTTTTCTTCTCTTCTTTAATTAACTCGTTAGCACGGTTTAAAATATTGTCAATAGAAGTGGGACTGTCAACTATCTCAGGAAAAAACTTCAAAACAGTTTTTTCACCCATTCTTAAAATACCATCAATATTATCTGATTTATCACCAGTAATGACTTTAAGTGTTACCACATTTTCAGGAATAACTTCTATTGAACCAAACTTAACCTTATCACCATTTTTAATGTATTCTTTCTTTAATGGTGAATAGATTTGTACTTTATCTGAAATTAATTGTGTTAAGTCTTTATCTGATGAGAATATAGTTTTGTTTTCATCCTCAGATATTTTACAATAATACGAAATTGAATCATCTGATTCACAACCATCAAGTGTGACTTGACGTATGAACATTTCTTCCAAATACAGACGCACACGAGACTTCTGGTGATAGAACGACTGTTTCTTTATCTCATTCATCGTCTGTCGTCTATTGTCCTTATATTGAGGATATAGAACCTGTCTTTGGGATGCGTTATTATTACCATCCCAAAAGACAATTACCTTATCGTAATTATGCTCCTCTAAAAACTTTTTGAGTACATTGATGAAGTGAAAAATACCTCCTATGTGATTACCTTCATGATAGTAATCTCTTACTCCATGAAAACCAATCTTGAATAGGTTATCCCCATCAACTAATAACGTTTTTGTCACTTTTGTTGTATTAAGAGTCCAACGTTTCTTCTTCTAACCTAAAGTCACCACCTGTACCGATGATGTCTTTCCAATATTCCGATTGTTCTGATTTGTAAGATTCAATCGATTTCTTTTCTTCAGCAGTGTCTTTTCCTGCTAAGAATCCATGTGCCGTAACAAGAATTCTTCCATCTTCATAACCCAATCCATTGATGTGGTTTTTCATAACAGAAACCTTTGTTCTTGTTGCAAACTTAACTTTTCTTTTGTCTTTGACTGCAGAAATCTTAGTTGTTCCCGCACCTTTCTGATTACCAAACAAAAACACCAAAGATGAATTTAACCAAATAGATTCTCCACCCTTAGCTTTAATTTTTGGTTGACCGAATGGATTATCAGGTAACTCAACCCACGGTTGATTAACAATTACTAATGAATTTTCATATTTAGAATCCGCTTTACGTGACCCTGAAATACGTTGATTGATACCCATACCGATTTTATCTGCTAAAGTTGCCGCATTGTGTTGTTTACCACCTTTACCCTCATAAGTCATTTTACATGGTACTGAACCTACAGAATCCCATAAAAATAATAATGAATAGTCTAAATCACCTTTTGCTTGAGCATCTAATAAATCATTGATGTAATCAGTAATTTGTTCAATATATTCAAAATTGTTATTGAATAAAAAGAATCCATCCCAATCTAACTCACCTGTTTCCTCATCGACAACCTCCTCACATTCAAAACCCATAAGTTTTGCGTGGTCAAACGACCACTTTTGTTCAGTAATAATAAAAACAGGTAGAATACCTTTCTTCTGTGCATCAACTGCCGCCTTAACTAATGCCGTAGTCTTACCTGTGTCTGAGTGACCTAAAAACATATTTAGGTGACCAATAGCAGGACCTGGTACTCCTACCGCATCCAAAAATTCTTTTCCCAAATCAAAAAACCTCTGAGGTTTAAATTTGGCAGAAGTTGAAAACTTCTTCTTAATACTACTGAAATCTTTTTTCTTAATTGCCATAATGATTAAATAATAAAGATGGTACCGACATTACTGTCAGTACCATCATGTTTGTGTTTTTAGAATGGTAGGTCCTCGTCTACCTCCATTTTTGCTTGTGGGTCTTCGGTTTTTTCAGGAGTCTTTGAACCTCCCATTGTCATTTCTGAAGTCTCACTATCTCCGTAAACATATTTTTTAGCTTCACTATCCCATACAGGTGTTTCTCCACGAGATACCGCTTCCAAATATTCTACAGGTTTTTGTGAATACACATCAGCCCATGTCAACTCATCTTCCATCCACTCTTTTGCTTGTGCTGCATCATCGTGTAATGGCATCGGGTCATCATACATAATTGTTTGAGTAATAGTATACTCTTTACCCGCTGGGGTTTTAGCCTTTGTTAATTCGATGATAAGGTCACGACCTGTAGTCGCATCTGTAATATCACCTTTCTGTCTCCAAATTGGAATGATTTTGTCCAAAATACCTTCTTGTTTGTAGTTGTCCTTAAATCTCCAAAACTTAACACCATCTTCTTCACGGTCTCTGTCGATTACTTTTACAATGTAAAACTTACGAGAACGGTACTGACGTGCCAATTCTTTATCTGAAGCCTTACCTGTTGAAATCAACTCTTCGTAAACCTCGTTCAAAGGTGAACGCTCACCATCGTTTTTACCAGGGTCGTAAAGTTTCATCCACTGACCATTAACTTGTAGTTCATGGTACCATACTTCTTTAAACGGTGAAGAACCGTCAGAAGTTGGAAGAATTCTAACTCTTCTCTGACCTGTTTTTTCATGTTTCTGAAGAATAGTAGTGAAATACTTCTTCATTCTTTCGTCTTGCGACATTCCTGAACCACCACCCATTGACGTGGTGTTCTTCTCGTACTGTGCCAATACGGCATCTAAACTTGAATTACTCATTTTACTCTTTGTTTTTAATTAATGTTTATCTCTTTTATCATTACTAATTATAATCAAACTAATAGATAAGTCAAACTATCGGAAACAAAAAAAGACCACCGAAGTGGTCTTTTCATTAAAAATATTTTTTTACAAATTAGAACTGATTGTCGTCTTGTTCAAATTTGTTAAAAGTGTCTCTAATTTCATTAGGTGAATAGTTCTCAACTTCGTCTGAAGTTAAAATATAATCATTTTTTCCCGTAGCTTCAAACTCATCTTGCTTATCCATAAAGAAATCACTTAATTTTTGATTGTAAGGATAACTATCTAAACTTCTTAGTTGTAATTTTTCCTCAGGACTTTTTTGTCTATACTTTTCAATCTTATTCTCAATAGAGTTAATTTTATCAAAAATTGAATCCATAGCACCTAACTTACTTTCCAAATCAGAAAGTTTTTCAAACATAGTATTCATGAATTCATCTTGTTTTGATTGAATATCTTTTTGTGAAGTAACCAAATCAGTAATGTCTAATTCCTCAGTACCACTTTCTTCAGTCGGTTCAGAATCTGTAACATCCGTTTGAACATCACCTTCAGTATCGTCAACTACTTCCACATCTGGGTCTGATGAAACATCAACAGGTTCTGGTATAGTCTCAGCTTCAGTTTCTCCACCCATATCTGTTGCAGGCGCTGCGGGTGCTTCACCACCTTCTTCGGGTGTTGCAGTGTCAAATTGTTCAGATATATAATTGTTTATCTTATTATACTGTTCAATTTCTTTTAAAAGTCTATTGTTTTTATTCATAGTATTTTTTTTTAACCATTCAAAAGTGTTTTCACACCACTTGGCGTTTCAACTCTAAGAGTTCTATTAAGTTTCATTGTGTTGTCAACTCTTTCAATTAGACCATCTTTCATTCTAACCGTGTAACAAGCTCCCGTGTCTAAATCACACACTTCCTTATAACCATTACCCGCATCACGCTCAGTTATTCGTGTGTCTTTTCTTAGATAGTTATCTAAAAGATTTTTAATATCCATAACTTTTTTATTAATAAATATAACCAAAAGTTAATTTTTCTTATTATGCTAGTATTTTTATAACCGCACTTAACATTTTTTCTTTGATTTTATCAAAGTCTTCTTGTTTTATTGTACCATTACTTATATTAGTGTCCACTATCTGTTTTATTTCAGTTGCCGTTTTACCAACACCTGAATTTGAATTCCACGTTGTTAGATAAATGTAAGTTAACGCAGTTGCCAACTTATCATCATTATTCACAATAGTGGTCAATATACCAACAAGATTGTTTATTAATGTATTATAAGCATTGTTATATTCAATAAAGAACTTAATTGCATTTTCTTTATTTTCAAATGAAAACAGAGGTGCGTTAATTTCACCACCACCAGTAGTTGCCTTAATACAAACTTGACCGTTAGTGAATCCTGTTAAATTTTGATACCTTAAATTATTTGATAAAACCCCATTTATATTATTGTTGGTACAATCAAACGAACCTAAATTACCTTTGTTTGCAATATAACCAACCCCTAAACAATATGACCTTAAATTTCTACTATATCTAGTAATACTGTTTAAATATGTAATAACATCATTTACAGGAATTCTTGTATCTTCAAAATCAACAAAAGTTAAAGTAGGATACTTAGTTGCGCCTTCACACGCAGATTCATCACCAGGTGTAAAAGGATTTGTTGATGTTGAATTATTTGTTTGATTAGTTGCGTTTTGAACCTCTTGTTGTGTTTGTTTTTTACGGTAGACTGTTTCATACTTCTTAAGAAGATTTTTATTTACACTCATAACCAACTTATCAATAGA